AATGCTTGAGCAAAATCACCATCTATTCTATCCGCCTCTCTAGTGCTATTAAAGAATTGGATAATACCCTTACCTTCGGTACTACCACCACCTACCGCAATAGGTAAGATTGATTGTCTAAATGTATCATTTAACAATCTAGATAAAAATCCAATTTGGATTATATCTGATGTGTCTTGATAAGAAGTAGATTTAACTTGATCAACCATATAACCATTAAAATTTGAACTATTACATATCTCAGTAATAAACTCATCTCTAGGTCCTAAATCAGCAATTGTTGTTGGAAATTGAATTTGTTTTTCATTATAACCTAATCCAGGATATCCATCAACTATTGATGATGGCCAGTTTGGATTAACCAAAGGTTTGTTTTTCCCGATGAATTCTTGTGTACTTTGTTTCCATGGTGAAGATCTATAATAGAAACCATTAGTTAATTCATTAAAAACAATAACATCATCACAAAAATTATATGTTGGTATAGTAGACAAGGCCGCATATGTTGTGGTTTTATTAAATGAGAACATATATAAAACTCCATTTATCCAATTGTTTTGAAATGTTTGAGCAAATACACCACGACAAGCGGCAAAGGTAATTGTAAATCTTGTTTTCCACTCTAAAAATAATGTCACATCTTCACCATATTCAACTAAATATTTTTTATTTAGTAGACAATAACACCCATTTTTAACTCTACCTTCTGGAACAATACATTGATCTGCAGGTATAATAGACACATCATTACCAGATCCCTGATAACATTGTAATGATACCATAGTATCACAATCAAAAGTTTGTGTAGGACTATCATATTGTTCTCCCGATATCTCAAGTGACATACCTGACCCTGATGTGCCTGGAGTGCCATCGGAAGTATAAAATGTAAAATTATTATTTTGGTGTACCGCATAACCTGTTTTTGAGTCGGTAAGTCCATCTTCAGTTTTTGTAGATGTTGGTAATCGGTCACTTCTCATTACCATTTTAGTTTTATCATTAAAATTAACACCAGATAATGTAGTATATCTATAATATGCCGGTGAATATAACACAGATAATTGGTTTGATGGTACATCACCTAATTGACCCTTAGCTTCTTTTCCATCATTAGGAGTGTTTGCATTTTGACTTTCACTACCACAACTAAGGTAACCAGCATTACTTTTTTTCCCTAAAAATGTACCACCCCCAATGTACGATGGTAAAAAAGCCGGTATCGTATAGTTACTTGATTGTAATATCGTTCTTGGAGTATTAGTTAATGAAGAAGATCCAATAAATTGCCATACACTAACTGGTTGGTAATCAGCAACACTAAGATCATCCGTAGATAAATAATAATAAGGATAGTTTGAGGTAAAAGCAGTATAATTAGGGTTAGATCCATCCGCAGGTCCTATATCAAAATTATATGATGGGAAATAAAGATTAGTGGTTGAGTTTGTTGTGGTGTTATGACTAGCAGGTTTTAATCCTGTTGGTTGTATGGGGACATTTAAAAAATAATCTCCCTCAGGTGTTATAACATTACCATACGATTTACCAAATATTCTTGATAAATCGTATTTTATTTTTTGTGTTGCGGTATGAACATCAACACCCCTATTTAAAATTATAATTTCAAAATCAGCATAGTTAGTCATTTGATCTAAAGCTTGTCCCGCATCATAAGTATTATAAGTACCCTCACAACAATATATAAATTGGATTCTATGTTTTAAAAATGAACTTGTAGGAAATGTACCAGAGTTACTACTATTACCACAGATTGCCTGAAATTCAGAAACGGTCATACCTGTTATCATCTGATAATATTCCACATCGGTAGGGTATTGAAGATCCACAACTTCATCACCACTAATTGATGACGGAATGTTTGAAATTGGTGTTTGGGTAATTATAAAAGGTATTGTATTTCCAGACGTATCATTAATATTTAAAGGGTTCGCATAAGTAACGGATATTGATGTTTGACCTGTTGTTGTTGTACCCGTAATTGAGTTATTACCTAATTCATTTAATGTAGCTCCCGTAATATTAACATTTCCATTGGATTGTGTTGGGTCATTAAAACTAATTGGTTTACCAACTTGCATTTGATCTTTAGTTCCTGGATTAGCTAAAAGAACTATTATTTGATCTTCAAAAAAAGTATTACCATTTAAAGATGGGTTAACAAAACTTTTTATTCTATTTGCACCACCATAAGAATCAAAATATTTATCTCTTGTGTTAAATTCATTTAATTTTTGAGGAAAAGTTGCGGTTATAGGAAACGCCCAACTTCTTGGGTCTTTACCACTATTATCCCAAGCCGCAAATAGAAATGGTTGTGGTGCATGATACAACGCAAATTCAGGATTATATATTGTTGTTTTATTAACGTCATTAGGTTCTGTAGATGATGATAATATATCATAACCAGAAAAAAGTCTATTGTAGTCGGCAATCCCTCTTGCAGCAACCTGAGCAGTAATATCTTGTTTCATTGCCGAAGTAGTTAACGATGGTAAATCACAATTTATGCATGCGGCGGTTGCACCAGGAAGACAATCTCCCGCCGAAAACGGACCATCATTTGAGTCTTCTTGATCCTCAATAGGATTGTTTTGGGCATTAGGATGTTGAACATCATACGCACTTGGCATATTAACCGGAGCTAAAAATCCTTTATTTTGAGCAAGTTGTTGTTGGTTAGTATTTGATTGTGCTGAGGTAATTGCGTCATTAACTGTATTTTGATCAATATCATCCTCTAAAGTTGCTGGACCGCAATCACAATCACAACTTGTACATTCAGGATAAGACATCATAGGTAAACCTATTCTTGGGAAATTTTTTATCTTAAGAAGGTATTTTACTGTAAAAGCAATAAATGCTATTGATAAACCTATTCTAAATAAAAACGATACAAACTTTGCCACAATTCTTAAAATCAAACCTATATTAACTATAGGTCCACCTGGAACTGAAAACGCAAAATTCTCTAATGTTGAGTTAATCCAATCAATCATTTCCGATATTGCATCATAAAGGAAATATATTCCCAAAACGATTAATATGTACTTTAATACGGGCCACATCCATGCTATAAAGTGAGCAACAAATAATAATACTATTAATGGATATGCCAAAATACTCATAAAGACATTAAAAATAAAAAATATGGCGTCAAAATTTTTAATAATGTCGTTAGATGGAAATGTATTTACCGTTGATTTACAACTTCTGTTATCAATTTCTTTAATCCCTAAATGTTTTGCTCTTCCAACCCCATTTTTGTATCTATCAAGGAACATTGCCGTAGTATAAACTTTATTATAGTTCATTTCATAGAATGTATCCTCACAATTGATTGCGGATATAGGATCAACGTAATCATCCCAATCTAAACTAAAACTATATGATCTTAATAAATCAAAATAACCTTGTGGAAAGAATGTGAAGTCAAATTGTTGTGGTTGTGTATTATCAACAGGATTTGAATCTATTGATATTAGATCACCAACATTAACAGGTATAACCATAGTATCTCCATAATATGGTAGTCCGTTAACATAAACGGTAAAAGTATCGGAATTAGTCTTCCCATTAAATAGTAACCCACCTTCAGTAAATGGAGGTAAGGGATCACTTGTAATATTACCAGCAGTTGTATTAAATATTGTCGAAACTGCGGAGGTTGGATCAAACGGGTCTGTACCACTCGTATTCCAACCATGTTCTTTAATATTTGGAACTAAAAAATTTGCCCTTTGAAAATCATTTTGTATCCCACCTTCATTATTCCATTTAAATTTAAATCTATATTTTCCCTTTGTTGGGATACCTTTTGTTGGGTCATTTGAAATTACTTGTTCTCCAAATTCATTTGTAATAATGTAATCCAAATTCATTGGTACATTTGCTAAAAATGATCCGTCACCATCTATAATTTTTCCATCTTGCTCAAATTTATATTGTTCAAGAATTGGTAAATTATTTTTATCAGGATATATTGTTTGTCTTATAGATAATATTTGTCCAGGTCCTGCAATTAATTCACATAAATTTCCTGTATTATTTTTTGGTTTACAATTTGTTTTAAGTGAATCTTCATTAGTTGTAGAAATAAGAGACCCAATAAAAATAGCGGTAGGATTAATTGTTACGTTTGCTTCATTAGTTAAATCAAAATCAACTCTTGTAATACCTATTTGACAAATGTCTTCTTGACCCCAAAGAGGTGATATATCAACGTTTTTATTTACTGTTTTTATCTGTGGTAATTCACTTAAATTTGATGAGGATTTAAATGTTGATCCATTAACTTGTGTTTGAGTTGCTTGACCCGCATTAATTAAATCTTGTGGTGTTAATGAAAAACATCCAATATCCGATAAATCAACATCCATAAAAACGGTTTGAGCCCCAATTGGGACTCCAAAAATCATATAATCACCACTATCATTTGTTTTTACGGTATATTTGTAATATTTGTCATAAACCTCAATATATGTTTGATCTATTAAAACTTCTTCCCTATTTGGAAATGTCCCTGTTGCGGCATGAACACTATATGATGGGTCATGAGGTAATAAATTGTATCTATACCCTAACTCATTATTATCTGATAATGTTTTATATGGGTATAATTCAGATATTATGGGATTTAATTCATCTTCAGGATCAAGAGGTATGAATATAGAAACTTTAGCGTTTGGTAACCCAAAACCACCATTTACAAGAACTCTACCAACTACAACCCCATAGTCAGAACACACCTTTGTATAAAGATCTGATTGATTTATTTTTAAAGATAGGATCTCTAAAAAATCAAAATCTTGGTCTAATTTTACATTGATGTATTTGTCAACCCCTACTTGAGTCCTTATTCTATATGATTTTGGCATTAAAGTCTTTTTTGATAAATAGTTTATTTCCTATTTTCAAAAAATAGTTCTAATTAAAAAAAAATAAATTATTAGGAAAAATTAACCGTACTTAAATTGATGACCCTAACATTGATGTCTTTGTTAGGAAATCTAATTTGATATATTTGAGTAGGTTCAGCAAAAATTGTATCTGCAATTAATTGAATTTGTTTAGTTGCCGGATCTGAATATTTTTGAGATGTTTGATTTGACGAGTATTGCCCCCCAACTTTATTAAAAAATTCCATATCAGAAATACTTATTATTCCATTTTCCGCTTGGATTAATCTTCTTAATTCAGATACCACAACATTTTGACCTAATTGTCTTGTTGTAGGACTAAAGTATGTTGTGATAATATCAATGATTTTAGATACAACCGCACCTTGATTTTGACTAGCGTCTAACACAACATCAACATTAACCGCCAAATCAATTGGGTTTGCACTTTCTATTGAAATGTAATCATTAATCATCCTATAATTTGATAGGTAGTTTGCAACATTAGTTTTTAATGTATTAGAAACCGTATCAGTTAAATTACCACTTGTGTCGTAAGATAACATTTTTATCTTTATCATATTATTCTCTTCAGTAATTGCAACTTTTGCTGGTGCTCCGAACTGAGATGGCATTGTTCTAATAATTGATTCGTAATCATTTATTGTAACCGCTCTGTTTTGTGCTGAGAAGTTATATGATACCATATTTCTTACTTCTTCAAGTGTTGGTGCGTTTGCCCCTCCAATCGCCGCAGTAACGTTATTACATTTCAATGTATTAATAACAGATCTGTTAATACTTTCCGATGGACCATTAACAAAGAATGAAACAGTACCAATTTGATTGATTACATTAACACCTAAATTAGTTGCTTGTCCACCACCAACTCTATATTGTATAAACAATGTTGAGTTTGACTTAAGAGCCGCACCTAAAGCTAAATTGTTAGAATATTTATTTAAATCAAATCCTTTACCTGATCTTGCAAAATCTCTAAGTTGTTCTTCAGCAGAAACATTACCACCACCAAATGTCATTTTTAAATAACCTTCAGGTGTATACTCAGATGTAAATTTAGTGTTAGTTAAAATATATTTACCAACCTTAGTGCCAGGTTGATCAGAAACTTTAGTTGGATCTTCAATGAATACTCTGTCTTCAGCAAGTGCCTTAACTTCATACCATCTATCGCTTAACCCTAAAAAGTCCTGTGGATTTGGAATTGTATTAAATTGAGTCCCATCTTTTAAAAGGACACTTGTTATACCTAAAACATTTTTTTCAGGTAAGAATAATTCAAAGAATGGTTTTACATCGTTTGGTGTAATAACTCGTTTGAATACTTTTGTAAACCCGTTTACAACAACTTCCCTTTTTACAATGTTGTAATTTAATATTTTACCATTAGCATCAAAGTTAGGTATCTTTAATCTATTTAATGTTCCTTCAGAATTTATTGCCGAGGCAAAATCAATATCGTAAACGGTTTCAAATGGTTGACCAGCACCACTTACTTGGGATCCTCTCCTTAGAATACCACAATATCTTAAATCTTCTCTATCACCAAATGCGGGAACCGTTATTGAGAAATCTACTAATGCCACCGAAGGTCTTTGACCCGGAATTTTTAACCCGTAAGTCTTAGCGATATTATAAACTGAAGATTTTTGTTGTGCAAATTGTAATACCGTTTCTTGAATACTTCTATCAATATTAAATTGTAGGTTATCTGTAACGGCAGCATTTAAATCTAACATTACTGAGAAAACACCAGCGTCGTTAAAGTTCTGTACTAAATCAGGATAATAAGTACGGGTAAAGTTAATTAACTCAGTTCTTATTCCTTGGAAATCTCTAGTTGTGTATGATATTTTTTTCTCAGCCATATACTATTAAATATTGATAATAACAAAATCACTACTTTCAAAAGCTTGATTTGTGACTTTATAATCTATTTTAATTTTTGCGGTATGTTCTTTGTCGCTTATACCTTGTACTTTAAATTCTCTTTCTCCATCAGGATTAATAAAAGTACCCTTATTTTCCTCACCTAAAGAAGCGTCGGTTATTGAGATATTTGTTATCTGTACACCAGGCATATATCTTTCAACAGAATCCCTAATTTCACCTTCAATTTCACTAAATGTAGGTCCATCAAGAGGTTCAAAAATATATTCATACAATCTTGTTCCAAAATCAGGAAGATAATATCTATACCCTTTTCTAGTTAACAATAAATGAATTAAATTACTTCTTACTTCTTCTTCAGTTGTATCAGAAATATCTAAATATTTACCAACGTAAGATTCTCTAAAAGGAAAATTTATCCCGTATGTTATTCCATTTGCCATATCTTATAAATATAGTATCTATGTGTTTTGAATAAATACATATAAAATAAAAAATCACGACCTAAGTCGTGATTCCTTTAACGTTTTACTCCCTTTTTCCCAATTGGGTTCATATGGACAATGTAAACATTTGCTTCCGCAACAACTACCCCTACGTTTATGATAGTCTTCGGTCATAACAATCCTACCTTGATTATTATAGTAGAAATCGTTTGGTTGTAATTTTGGACCAAATTCTCTAACATACAACTGTTGTACCCAATCTTTAGATGCTCCTATGTTCATTTTATTTAAGAAATTTCACATCCATTAGCCCCACACGCAACTTCACCTCTTAAGTCTGTATTGTCCTGTAATTCAATTACTTTTGTAAGATCCACATCTTCCAATGCACTTAACAATTTGTTAAAATCTTCTTCAGTACAATCCTCAAATGGTGCTTGAGTGTAAGTTCCTCCGTTATATGGTAACACTGATAAACCATTATAGAATTTTCTATTGTTCCACATCCAATCACCTACCAAGTCCCACTCGTCTTCTTTAATCGAAACCGTTGCAGATACGTTATGTGTGTTTTGACCCGTTCTGTGTCCATTTCTAACCCACTCTTGTGATACTTTCTTAACACGTTCCAACATTTGAAATACGGATTCGTGTCTAAGGATTGATCCTAATGGTGATTTTTGTGGAATTGAGATAACTGCCGTATCGTGAGGACGGAAGAACTCATCTTCTACTAACTCAGGATGGTTAATTGCCAAATAAGAATAGATTGCTTCGTTTTTACCAACACGAATTCTTCTTAAATAAAAGTCATTGTGCCATGCGTGGATACCTGAAGAAGTTCCCAAAACCAATGATGATGTTCCTGATGGTTTAACGGTTGTTGACCTTGCCGATTTGTTAATACCTATAAGTTTTGCAACTCTTTCGTTTTCAAGTTTAACCATTTCAGCAGCTGATTTCATATCATAACCTAAAACAACACCTGAACCAATTCCTGTCATTCCAACACCAATAAGTGCGTCTTTCTCAGTTGTTCTTTTCCATACATCTCTTAAGTAATGGAAGTCAGTGTATCCCGCTTGTAATGTTCCGATGAACGCTGCCCCTTTAACTCTTTCCTCAAAATCTTCTTGTGATTCAATGTCAGACGCATTTACTTCACATAAGTTACAGAATTGATTAGGTCTAAGTGCAATCTCACAACATGGATTGGTTCCCCAATCTTTGTCGTTTGACAAGTAGATACCAGGTTCACCTGCTCCTGATAACTCAATTCTTTTCCAAAGATCCATGAAAAATTCTTTAGTGATTTTGTGACGAAGAAGTACTGCCGAGTTGTTAGCTCTACCTCTTTGTGCGTTTTGTTCCCACCAATTTCCTGACTTACAAGAAATCATTTCCTCATCGTCAGCGGAGAATAATGAAATTAATGCCGCTCTTCTGATTCCACCTGCTAATACCGCGTCTGCAATATGACATACAATATCGTGAGTTTCAATAGCTGATAATTTTTCACCATCTTTTTTGTTTTCAAACACTTTTGTAATATTATGAACACAATCTTTAAGTGGTTGAGGTCCAGGGGCTTTACCTCCTGAAGTTACCAATAATGCTCCTTTATGTCGGATATCGGAGAAATCAAATATAGGTGTTGATGATTTAACACCCAAATAGGATTCAACTAATACTTTAATTGCGTCTGCCCATCCCTCAATACTATCACCAATAAGGTAACGTCTTGTTCTTGTTGGGTTTGGTTTTTTAATCTCAGGTAATTTATCAACGTGGTGTTTTTGTACTGAAAATCCAACACCTGTTCCACCTAACAGTAAGAACATAGTCTCAGAGAACGCATCTGGATGGTCAATCGGCATGTAAGCACAATTGTAAACTCTGTTTGGTGAAATTTCAATAGGTTTCCCACCAAATTGCAATGATCTCATTGATGGAAGAATTTTTTTACCATATACCATTTTATATACGTTTTCAATTTCTTCTTTAATTTGGGGGTATCTCTTTTGGTGCATCTCCTTATTTCTTGTTACCAATTCTTCCCATGTTTCCCTTCTATTTAATTCGGGAATAAATTTAGCATATTTCATATACACTGTAATATCACTTAAAATTTTTTGTGAAATATCCATTTTTTAATTAATTATTTGTTTGTTTGTTTATTTAATTTTTTTGTTCTCTTTGTTGTCTTTTTTCTAACAACTCTTTAACTCTTAATCTTTGTCTTTCTTCTTTTTGTTCTTCCAAACCTAAGAAAGTCATAGAACTCTCGGTATCAATGTCTAACATTGCATTATCAAATTTACAATTCTCAAATACAACTCCGTCATCACCAACCCTTGATTTTGTAATTGCTATTGTTGCTAATTTCATTTCTTTCTGTTGAAGTGTTTTTGCAACCGTAATAATAACGTGACCAACTTGTGCCTTTTTAATTGATCCACCCATTTGATCAGTTGTTACAACCTCAGAAGAAATAGAACTTCTATTACCTTGTGTTGCAGTCCATCCAACTAAATCCATTTCGTGACACATTGCTTCAAATGCTCTCATTACAGACCCCTCACTCTTCCATTCATCACCTAAATTCTTATCAGGAACAACACAGTCAATGTAATCAAGTAATACCATATCAATCTTATTACCATCAGCAACCATCTTTCTGATTTGATTCTTAATTTGTGACATAGTTACCGTATCAGATGGTAACTTAGTCATAATTAACTTATTTGACATAGATTCCTCAATATCTTTAACCTTTTTGATAACTTCGTCTCTTTTTTCTGATAATTCATCAGGATGAATCTTAGTCCAAAGTGTGTAGTGTTTTCTTTGAATTACCTTTGGATTATCTTCAAAAAAGATTTGAAGTACGTTGTTTCCTAAGTTAAATGCGTGGTTTGCAATTTTAGTTAAAACGGTAGATTTACCCACACCTGTTGGTGCTAATATAACCCCAATCTCACCTTTAGCTAAACCACCTTTCAATAGTCTATCAATTCCAGGTATTCCCATTGGAATTGTTAGACTATTGAAAGGTGGTTTAGCTAAAGGTG